TATTGAATTTCAAATTCTTCGCCTACTTCTATTTTTGAATAGTTTTCAAAATCAGAATCATACATTGGGCGCAATCCAGTTTGAGTTTTTTTTACTAATATCTTCATAGTATTTCTCTGAATTTAACTTGTATTTCATTATCTGTTGCGTAGTTAAGAGCATATTGCATCCCGTTACTAATTCCATAGTCGATATAAAAAACGTGGTAATCAGCAACTTGTTTCCACGCTAATCCTGCATCTATTCCCCACATTCTCTCTTGTTCTATATCGTCGTTTAAAATGCCTTCTTGAGTATAAAGCAAATGACTTGCTATTGGTGATTCTCCTAAACTTAAAGAATGTCTTACGCATTTTCTTGCATAATCAATATTTCTTTCAACATCTCCAGCAAATGGACTTTCTAAAATGACTCTTTTCATACTGTTTAATTTAAAAGTTAGCTGTTTTTTTTATTTTACTTATTAATTCCAATTCTTCTTGCGGTACGTAATATTCTAAAGCATAAGGTAACCAATCGCTAGTAACTCCAACCGCAAAGGTATCGAATTTTTTACCCCTACCACGTTTACAAGTTACCTCTGAATGATTACCTACGTCTTTTATAATAACTACAGATTCACATTTTTGTGCTAATATAGTACCAAAGTGACCCCTACCCTTATCGCTATTTGGGTTTACGTGTAAAATTCCTGTTATGTGAGCCTTACTAATACTGCTCCATTTCATTAGTTTTTGAGTAAACTCGCTACTTTCTATTTGGTTGTTAAAGTCATTTATGCAATCTACAAAGCCATCTATACAAACTAAGCCTAATTTATCTTTATATTCGCTTTCCATAAATAGCCATTCAATTAGCTGCGACCTTTCGTTAGGTGTTTTTTCTCTCAGTCCTAACGCTAGATAGTTATCGGGTATTTTACCTACCATCTTTGGGACTCGAGATGCTACCATCCAATTATCATACGCTCCCTGTTCAGTGTCTAAGTCAATTATGTACTTATCTTGTAAGTTGTGACCAACAATTTCACTCGAATAGGTATTACTATTCCCTCCTTGTATGCATGCTAATATTAAAGATTTTAACCAGGTTTTACGGCTCTTTTCCTCTCCCATAATCATACTTATGTTTCCTGCTGTTCCGAAGCGTAAAGGGTAATATACACCATTGTAAGCAACAGTATCATACCCTATTGAAACAACTAAAGGCGACATTGCAGGCTTTGTATTTAAGTCTATAATTGATTTTTTAAACACGTCTTTAAAATCCATAACAGGACTTTCATCTATTATGTTTTTGTCTAATTCATTAAAATTAAAATCCATAGTTATTTATTTATAATTTATATTAACAGTCGTATAGGCGCAGTTTTAATTCCGCCTATACGACTGTTAGCAAACAATCTAAATGACGTTTTCGTTATAAAGTTCGTTTACAATAGCTATCGTTTCATTTGTAGATTCAATTCTACTTTTATATTTTCCAGAAATCCATTCACCGTTTACTTTAGTGTCAACATAATCGGATTCTTTAGAAATAGATATAAAATAACCTTTAGTATCAAACCACTCTAAAATAACCGCATTTTGACAAGTAATAGACATTGCTAAGAAACATACTTTAATTGCGTTACCGTTTGAGTATTTAAACTGTGATGATAATTTATGATGAGATAGAGTATCAGGCAATAAATACCACTCCCAAAAGTCTTTTTGTGCTTTTCCGTGAAGAAATCTCGATTTGCTAACAGCGGTTTGCACGCATTGCTCGTTTTTGTTTATATCGTTTTTCATTTATTTTTATTTTTTAATAATTAATATTATTTTTCATAAGTCGCAACGATGTGCAAGCCGCATCTGTTACTTATAATTTTCAACGTCCTTTATAAAATCATTACAGCTATTGTAAAGGCTGTTTTCAACTACTTTATAACTCCATTCCTTATTTAATTTTTCCAATACATCAGGGTCGTTAAACTCCTCAACTTTTAAATTATTTACATAATTATTTACTTCTACATAATTTAAAGAAATTCTAAGTTTCTCGATATGATGATTTAAAGGTTGGTTTAATAGTTTTCCACACTCCTTAACCGCACCCTTAATATTGCCATAATAATCTAAATTTTGCAATAAATGTATAGACAATAGTTTTAAGAAAAGAATATTATCTATAGACATCTGTTTTTTGCCCTCCTGTATGTGATTTAAGACACCTTTTAATGATTCTATCTCATAAGTATATATATTATTTTTTAATCGCTTAAATGCATTATATATAACCTTGCTTTCGTTTTCAGTTTTCCAACTCATCTGTTATAGTTTTTTAGTTAATTATTTTTTACTTTTAACAAAGTATAAGCGCAATTAAAAATACGCTTATACGAGTGTTGTAGGTAAGTTTAACTTCACTTTGTATCAAAAGTTACCCTTAACTACTTTTTACGCTTTTTCTTTTTTGGTGTTAAATGCTTCATTTTGTTTTTCGATTTAGTAAAAATTTTATGTTCGTTAAATTCATTTACTTCTACAAACTCAATTGCTCCATTGTACATACCGAAATCTTTTGTTCTTGCATTTGACATAATTTTAGTTTTTAAGATTTATATTATTTTTTTGTTGGTTTATGTTTTAAAGCATCTGTTGCGTATTTCTCCATCTTATCGCTTCGGCTTATAAATTCAAGTGTTAAATAGTGTTTTGTTAATATCTTTAATTATTTTATTTTTCCTTTTTAGTTTGTTACTTATCTCATAAATCCAAATTATTTTAGGCAATCCAGTTTTTACTATTGCTCTTCCTTCCTTAACGGCTTTTCTTAATTCGTGAGAATAAGGTCTATCAATACTAAGACTTCTTGGATGATATGTTTTATATCCGTACTCTACAAATTTAGTTGGTGTTGTTTCTCCTATGTTTTTAAAATTAGCAGCTTTGTAGATAGTACCGTTATGCCCTACCGTCTTATCACTGTAAGATAAAACATAATTATACTCTGTATTGCTTCCGCACCATTTTATTATCTGAGACAAAAACCAGCTTTCACTATTGCAAGGTGCATCATCTAAACAAGCCATGCGCCTAATATCAATGCAGTTTTTATATTTCTTTTCGTGTCTTGGTTTTCCCATTACACTACCACCTACTAAAACATCATTAATAAACATAGCAAAACAAACGCTTATTCCTCCACCCATTGCACCTTTTTTATAATGGTATTCCTCAAATATGTGCCGTATATCACTAAACTTACACGTTTTGATATGGCATTTTGTTTTATCTAATTTTTCCTTTTTCATTTTAATAAAGGTTTTTTAACTGGTTTGGTTTCTCTGGCAGACATCAGCAATGTTAATATCTGTTTTCTAAGTTTAGCAGTAGACAAAATATTTGCTTTCCAAAACTCTCCTCGCTCATCCGCTAGGTAAGCATATACATCCCTCAAATCTTGAACGCTTGCTTCTTGGTTTTGTATCATTAATCTAATTGGGTCGACATAGTTTTTAAACGTTGCTTTTTGTTGGTTAACAATCGAAGCATTTTTCTCCGTTAAATTATCTATAAATAGCTGTTGAAAGTCTTTAGCTATTTTAAAATAATCAATCATAGATTCTTCGACGTCTGAAATTTTTATTTCAGATATAAGACTATTATTTATATTATATTCTCTTGTCTTATCTTCTCTTATCTTATCTGCGATGTTTTGCGATTGGTTATCAATCGGTATGCTATCGGTATGCGATACTTTTGCGATACTTTTAGACATTAAAACTGCCATATCTAAAGATATTTCTTTGTCAATAAATTTCTTGTAAATATCATTGTGCCAGCGTTTTAAGTTTCCAACTATACCGCTTTTGCTCTTATCTTGTTTACTTTCCTTTATTGTTAAGTTTTGCTCATCTAAAAAAGAAATATAAATATCTGTTTCATCTGTAGTAATAATTTTCTTTGATTTTAATATATCAAAATGCTCTTGTTCAATTTCAATTATAGCGTCTTCAATTGTAGTTTCGCAATCTCTATTCCAATATAAACAACATAGCCTTAAAAAGCGTGCCTGTGTTACTTCTGGACATCTTTGTATCTTACCCATTACCCAATCAGTAGGGGTAAATTTAAACCATTGTAGCTTATCCATTTAAACCCTCACTTTCTTTAATATATCCAATTTGTTTTTTTAATTCTCTAACTAATCTAATAGCTGATAATTTACTTAAACAGATAATTTGAGATTCAAAGTCGTGATTACAATCTGAGTTTTTAATCTTAATAAAAATAGAATTAAGGCTATTTGCATAAGCTACTAACTCCTGACCATTAGTTTCTGATTCTTCAGTACCATAAAATACTAATTTTACATTTTCCATAATTTTAACGGTTTAAAGATTACCGATAACTATTTAGTTAAACGAGAAAATCCCATCAGTTTGGTAGTAGAGTACCTCCCTGATAGGATAATAAAAATATTTTTCATCGTATTGAACTCTCTACCGAACAATACTAAAGCAAATATACAAAATAATTCGATATAAAAAACAATTATAATTAAATTTTTAACTTTTCTTTTTCTTGTTGTTTAGCGAGTTCTAATACTCTAATTGCTTGACTGCGATAGTCGTTTTTCCAATCTTTAGATTGAAGTCTTTGCTCGATGGGTTTTTTACTGTTCATAATTAGTTTATAAAAATTGTTCTATCTCGTGAGTATCTAATCCTGTGTATGTGTGGATCAATCTTCGTAAATCATTACCGCACTCAATAGCCATTTGACTTCTGTTTTTAATATCCATTTTATCATAGTCCTGATTGTCGTACATTTTATCCATTAATGCTGTTTGAAATATTAGTATAGTATTCATAAAATCACGCTTACTGTAATTTGGCTTTTCCGCACCGCTTGCGTTTTGGTCTAAAAGATCACTCGCTATAAATTCTAATTCTTTACTGTATTTTCTCATAATTTTAGCTTTTAGTTGTTATTTATTTAAAAAGTATAGGTAATTAAAATACAATTTATATGCAAATTGGTTTAGACGGCAATTCCATCCAATGAGTAATCTTCCCACCTACTTGTTTTGTATAAAAATCATCTTTATCCTCATTGTCCCAGCATTTATGGTATTCGTTATATGGTCTAACTAATATCTCTTTATGCCATTTATCATAAACAAGGCACATTATTTGACTATCACCATCTTTAAATGGTAACTTTTCGTCTACTGATATCCATTCTAATATATCCATTTTTTGAATATCTTTTTGACTATTTTTATTCATAGCTATACAATCTCTATTATCCATATTATTTTATTTTTTTATTTTTTATCATTTTATCGTAACATCTTTGCTTTAGCAGTATCTTTTCTTTATTATTTTGGTAATAAATATCTATAGCTATTTTCTTTTCTTCGGGTGTATGTTTCTCTCGTTTTTCAATTGGCGCAATAGTTTCTGTATCTATTTTAGCAAATGATGAGCAGCATCTTATCGCATTTCTCTCGTAGCCATAAGGCTCATTGCATTTATTACAGTAGTGTAGTATCATAATTTATTTTTTATTAATTAAAAGATTAATACCTAGTAAAAATAACAATACTAAAAATAATATTATTATCATTGAAAATATAAAATACCATCCAGTCATATAAATATTATAAATAAAAGCGGAAATTACTAATAAAACAATAAATAACATAATTATATACCCAATAATTTTTTTAAATACTTTCATAATTCATTTTTGATTCGTAAATATAATAGTTTTCAATAATAACTTCTTTATGCATTTCTTTTTTTTCTTCTTTTAAATTCAAGAAATTACCTAATTTTATAAGGTCAGATTCATAATAATAATTTCTTCTATCTAAAGGCTTTTTTTTAGCTTTTAACTTTAGATACCCTATTTTTAAAATAACACAAGATTCCGACCTATTTAGTCTAATAGCTATATCTTTATAAGACAACAAACTATTTATTTTTTCATTTACTTTCGTCATATTCTTTAATGTATAAATCAATTAGTACTTTAGTTTTTTCTAAATCTTCAAGAAACAAACCTTTTTTTCTACATCTCATAACTCTTTTGATTATATCAAATTCGTAGCTATTAAGTTGTTTATCTTCGCAGAATTTATAGAGAGAGCCGTTAGTATTGTCATAATGTTTTTGAGTTGTTGAAGTTAATAATTCATAGAAATAATCTTCTTCTCCTGTCATGTTATGACATTTAGAAAGTAAACTGTGTAAATAACCATTTTTAACGCAATCGTAACTTTTATTTTTTTTAAAAGCTAAAATATTATCATCCATTAAATAGTCTTCTCTACTTACATATTTTTTTCCTTTTTCAAATTTCATAATGTTTATTTTTTCTTTATTTAATAATTCAAAATCGTTGAAATGGTTTCTAATTAACTCGCTTCTATCACTGTCATTCATTAAACAGCCATCTTTATCGCATAAATAAATATTCCCTTTTGTAAAATTAACCCACGCTCTACTTGTGCATTTGTAATCTTCTCCTTTTATAAATTCCATAATATTTATTTTAAAATTAGGTGAGTATCAGGAATCGAACCTGAACAATAGCCACGAAATACTTATTTCCTATTGCAAACCAATTACCCATATTTTTACCAGCCTATGTATTGTAGGGAAATCAAAACCCCTAGGCAATTTTTTACTATTTCATATAATTATTTTTAGTTTAGTTTATTGGTTTTAAAAAGGTAAATCATCATCTTCTACTCCTAGAGTTGTAGGATGTTCTTGAACTTTAGCTTGTCCACTAGCTTTTACTGTATCATCTGTTTTGTTAATATTCCAACCGTTTAAAGAAACGTAGTACTTTCCGTTGTATTCGTTACCTCTAATGTTAATTCCTATTTTAACATTGTCGCCTACTTTATAAGCGTTAAGAATTTCACATTTATCTTGCACAAAGTCTACAGGAATAGTTTGTTTATACTGCTCATCAGTTTCTACTACTAAAGTTCTTTTTCTAAATGTTCCTGCAGCACCTACTGTTTGAGTTTCTCCTAATACGATAACCTTACCTAAAATCTCCATAATTTATTTATTTTTTGTTTTTAATTGTTCTTTCAATTCCGTAATTTCCTCAAGAGATGAGCGCCACCACTTTCTGTAATTTTCAGAGTCTACTTTTTGCATTTCAAATTCTCTTTTAATCTTCCCCATTTCTGCTAGTAAAAACAAAACTCCTGTTCCTAAATTTTCCATAATTTATTTATTTAATTGTTGTTAATTCTGTTTTTTTATCTGTTGTTAACTTGTTTAATCTTTTCTGCTCATCTTCACTAAAAGACTTGTAAATTGATTTTAAACTTTCTTCGTTTTCTGCATTTATAATTAACATTTCGTTGTCTTTTTGAAATTTAGTTAACTCTACTTTTTTTGGTTCTTGACTTGCTTTATTTCCATCGTCGTCATCTGCTCCAATACTTAGAAAACTAGCTAATCCGTATCTCCTAGCATATGTAACCCCACTACCGTATGTTTGAGGGTCGTTTTGCGACTTGCAAATAATCTTAGTGTAACTTTCTAACGATTCTCCGCTTTCGTGCATTAAAATAGTCTTAACGTATTCGTTACCGTCAACTGTACACATAGGTTGCAATACTACTATACCATTTGCATTAAGCAACGGAGTAACCGCTTCTCTAACGCTATTTAAGTCCGCATATTTTGACTTAAAAAATGGATTTACATTATCTTTTGTTGCATTACCCATTGATTTTTGAGCGTTTAATAATGCACTTATAATTTGTTTCATAACTATTTATTTTTAATTAGTCTTAATTCTCTTAATTGGTACTGCCTTTCTTCAAGTTGCTTTGTAACCTCTTTTTTTCTTTTGTAAAGCATTTCAAATAACAAGTCGTTCATGTTTTCCTTCCAGTCGTGAGTATCGCTATCTATTCTTTTTGACGTTAAAAACATCTCTCTAGTGAGCGAGGGTATCTCCATATAATGCTCCTCGCTCATTTTTAAAAATACTTCTCTATTGCTTTCCATATTAATATTCGGTTAGTTTTTCAATCGCTAGGTTTTTCATTTGTTCTATTTTACTATCTGTGATAAAATCAATTATATTATCGCATCCGTTGTAAACCTCCATAATATCAAACTGAGGACCAAAGTTAGTATCTCTCTCTTCTTTTTCGTAATAGCCCCAAACTGTCCAGTTAATGTCATCTAAAATAATCTCTACTTGTTCCATAATTAAAGTTTTTTGTTTTGACAAAGATAGTTTTATTAATTATATATCAAACTATTTTATTGTTTTATTTTAAATAATTTAATAAAAATAAATAAAACGAAAATAAAACAATAAAATAGTTTGTTATATAATTAAATGTTGTATTTTTGCTAAAGAAACAAACACTAAAAAATAGAAATTATGTTATACGTAAAAATTACAAAAGAAGAATCAATAATTTTAGGTTCAAGAAAAACTGGCATTACATCAGGTAAAAGAGATAAACAAACAGGTAAAAGAGAGTCAATTTATTTCTGTTCAAATTTAGACTTTATAGGATTGTGTCTACAAAGAGAAAAGGAATTTATTAAAATATAACTTAATACGGGGTGCAATACCCCATATTTGTACAATAATTAAAAATAAAAAACATGAATGTATTAAAAACATTAATAGAATTAACGGGTAAAAACGCTAGTCAATTTGCTGAAATAGTAGGTAAGCATCCGCAGCAAATCACTAAGAATATACGTGATGGCGGTGATATGAAATTAAGCACTTTAAAGGAGTTTTCCGATAAAGTAGATACTAAAGTAAATATAGAGATAATAAGCGGTAATAGTAGGGTCATGTTTAAGTTATAACTGATTGCGGCTTGGCAAAGTTACCGAACACAAAACTTCATTAGAATTACAAATGTTTAAATTAAGATAAAGTGTCAAACGAAGAACAAAACGGCAATTTAGCCAAACCGATGTTATCTACTGTGCAATATAAGTTTTTTTACAAAGATAAATTTGGTAGAATGAATAACAAGTTTGTTGAAGTAAAAATAAAAGATAATGAATTAGCAATAGCGATGTTTGAAAAAGAAAATCCTGATATTACTTGGAGGTCTTTCACAGCATTGTAGCTAACAGTCGTATAAGTGCGGTTTTAATTGCGATTATACTTTGTTAAATAACATATAATTTAAAACCCCACTAAAATCAATTAGCGGGGTTTTTTAGGCTATGTAAATAAGGAATATTAATACGTCTATTAAATTATTGCCACTATTTGCGTAAACCATTTATGCGTTGCTGGACTATTTTACTTTCGCCTAAGATAAGGCGTTTCACTCTCCTTATCGCACTGGTACGCATTATAATTTCATTAATACATTAATTGCCGTTTCTCCTTTTTCCACAACTCCGCAAGCTATTGCAGGTTTACCAAAATTCTTACCATAAGCCATAGCATACGCTTTATTATCAACTCCGCATCCAACTTGCATACCAAAGATTTTAAACTTCGCACCTACAATCCAATCGGTATAACATTGGGTATGCAAATGACCTTGTACAACGCTTTGTAAATCCCTCCTTGCCCTTGTTCTTGCCGTACCTCCCTCTCCATGAATATATAGAATATCGTCGATTTCTACGCTTTCTACAAATTTCCAATTAGGGACACCTAATACTTCTGCATAGTCTTTAATCCACATTTTAGATAGCCCGCTAGTCATCGCTTTTCTCATTATTAATCTATCGTGATTTCCAATAGTTACGTGAGCATTTGGAAAAGCATTATACCACTCTTTTACTTGCTGAATGGCTAATTTAAGTTCGCTTCCCGCACTCATCCCGTCGGGGTCAGTTTCGTGATAACTACTCGCATGATTGTCAATTATATCGCCTATAAATATTACAGTATCGCAATTGTATTTTAAATAGGTTTGTTTGCAATGCTCTAAATATCCTTCAAGGCAAAAAGGTAAATGTAAATCTCCAATAACTAAAACATTTTTACCCTCGTTTACTACCTCATTTACCCCCTGTAATTTTAATTTATGCTCAATTCCTTTAAAAGCAGCTTGAAATACATCTCTATGCGTTAACGGTGTTCTTGTATTTATTTGCTCTTTTTGGTTAATTAAATTAAAATAGACATCTTCTTGGTCCTTACTTAGTCTGTATCTACCGCTTGAATTAGGGACTAAGTCCAATTTTTCAGCTAAATCTGAACTAATACGATAACGTCTTTGGTTGTTTTTTTCTATCATAATTTTTTAGTTTGTCAAATATAGCTATAAAATCACCATTTATCACCGAAGTAGTGGTTTAATAAGCCAAATGACACAATAGTAAGTATTATTCCAATTAATAACCAAGTACTAGCGTCTTTTCTATCTGAGTTTTTATCCTTAATTATCTCTTTTGATTGTTCTTTTTTCACTAACGAAAACATACCTGTTTTAACCTCTTTTTTTACCGTTGTATCTACTACTATAGATTTACGTTTTTGATTGATTAAACGAGTGTTTATGTAGCTTATTCCGTTTATAACGATTGGTTTATCATTGTTTATAGGCTCATAAATAATAGTTTCTTCATCATCTGTTTTAAATATATTATTTTTAGTAGTTGTAGATGAACTATCTTTTTTTGTTTCTTTTGTTTCGGTAGTAATTTGCTTATCTATTTTATTAGATTCTACTTTTCTACTTCCGCAACTTGCGAGTGCTATAAGTATAATAATTGCTAAAATAGCCGATATTATAAGGGTGTCGTTTTCTTTTTTCATTAGCTATTGTCTTGAACTTCTAATCTATTCCCTACTGTAAATATGTCGCCTGATTGAACGCCTATTCCTAATGTACGCACGCTTCGAGATATGGTATCTGTTCCTACGGTTCCGCCACCTGTATGCGTTCCGCCACTTCCAGCTACTTGTCTAACGCCTAATCCTTTTGCGACCCCAATAACTAATAAAAACTTATTGGTAAATTCAGTTGTACCATCTATAGTAAAATTTGCGTCAAAAGTATTCCCGTCTACATCAACATTTGTAGTTGATTTTACTATCGTGCTAGTCGATGCGCCTGCCGGATTAATTCCCGTATGTGTGTCTAAAAAAACTGTATTGTCGTCTGCTCCCGTTACGTAAGTGACCAATGCTTTTAAAGAATCTCTTACACTTGTTTTACCCTGATTTAAAAATGCTTTAGCCATGTTATTTTTGTGTTAAATTGTTAGTTATGCAATGTTCGATTATTGTATTTGTATTTTCTTTTCCGTCGTTAAATTCAAGTATTTGGTTGGGAGATATTACGTGAGTTTTAATCCTCATAACGTTTCCGTTTTTGTCATATTCAACAGGAATATCAATACTTACATTATTGTTTGTTTTGTTTTTAAATACTGTCATAATATATCAATTTTACTTGCTATTATTTCAACTTCGATAGCGTCTAAGTTACAAGTCCAAGTTTCAGCAACTGCAGAATCACATACCACTTTATTTTGCAAATTATCTAAATCACTCCAAGAAACTATTTGACTTGTAATATCATACTCGTTAGGCGTAACACTTGCATTGGTGTCTCCTGTAATTGTAGCTAATGATATATCAGCACCACCTTTATTCCATTTTAACTGAACATCTGCATTATTTAAAACCGTTCCTGCAGTTTGAAAATAAAATCTAAGTTTCACGCTGCTAATTATCAATTCACTTTTATTAATTAGATTAGCATAGTCTAGCAAAATAGTCCCATTTCTTGCTGCTAAAACATTACCTGTAAAAGTAGCGTTAATTGAATCACGTCTACCGTTTGTTCCAGATATTGCATTATTAGGATTAGTCCATCCTTGCGTATTAGTTGTTGATAAAGTGGATAAATTTCCCCCTACCGTTCTAGTTAAATTATAGCTAACTTGTGTTAACTTAAATGCAGGTCTTTGAGTAGGTCTAAACAATCCGCTTACGCTCGTAACTACTTTTATACCCGCATTTATTATTTCTTTTTTAGAAAATCCACTTGCAAAAGTACTTATTTTAAAAGCGGGGTTTTGCCTCATCAATAAACGAAATGGAGCTTGTGATATTTTTATCCCCGCTACATTAAATCCTATTATTGCTCTAAAAATAGTTTGTATTTTAATCCCTGCTTTGTTTTTGAATAGGTAATTAACGCCACCAATAGCTGCGACTCCTTTTTTTATTACATTAAAATATTGTACTAATTTATTCATATCGCTTCGGAATTTAAAGTTAAAAATCCAACTGTTAAAACCGTTATTTTAATCTTATCATATTGCGTAATAGTTGACCCTACTGTATATGGATTGTCATTTAAAAGTATAGAGTAACCCGTTGTATCTGCATCTACAATTGAGTTAATTTTAAACGTAAATGGTGCGGTGTATAGAAAAGGTTCAACATCTATAAAATTAACGTATATTTCAAAAAAATCACTTATTGTAGCATCATTTCCGTCTACTCCATCGTCACCTTTTATACCTTGCGATCCTTGTTGACCTTCTGCTCCTGTAACTCCTTGTGCGCCTTGCTCGCCTGACTGCCCTTGTAAACCTGTATCACCTTTGTCTCCTTTGTCGCCTTTGTCGCCTTTGTCTCCCTCAACCCCTTGCGCACCATCTATTCCGTTTGAACCATTAACGCCATTTGTTCCTGTTGCCCCAGTATCGCCTTTAACTCCTTGAATACCTTGTGCGCCATCTAATCCTTGCTCTCCTCTATCTCCCTTAACACCTTTAACGCCTTGTATTCCTTGCTCTCCCTTTACGCCTTGCTCCCCCTTATCTCCCTTAACGCCTTGTGTACCATCTAGCCCATCTGTTCCATTAGTACCATTATTACCTACATCTCCTTTATCTCCCTTTACTCCTTGAATACCTAACTCCTCAGATATAACATTTACAACCTCGATAGCTTCAGTTAATCCTATTGTAACAACTTCTAAAACCTCTTGAATATTTATTAAGTTGCTTTCAATTGTTTCGGAAATATTAACCGTAACTATTTCATTTATCTCATCAACATTAATGGTCACTATATCTGTAGTTTCATCTACTAAAACCGTATTGTTCAGTATAGTTTCAACTATAGATATATTTTCCGTTAAAATATTTTCTTCGATTATTACATTCATAGTCTACTTACGTCTTGGAAAATTTCCAATTTATCTTGTGCGTATGTTTTTACCGTTCCGTTGGAAAATGTTATTTGTATATCATAATAATAAATAGAAGTCGGATAACTCATTCTTCTAGGCTGAAAAAATATCTCTCCATTTGTTGGAGTTGGTACAGTAATGCTTCCATCCTCACTCTTATATTCAAAAGTAACTACATTTAATGCAGGTTTTACTTTAAATTGACAAAGAATGACTGCGCCCGTTAAATCAAATGGAAAAGTATATTTTCGTCCGTTAAAAGTATCATCTTTTCTGTAAAAATTATATTTTGATTCCATATTTATTTTGTAAAATAGTTAGCCGATTCTTTTATTCTTCTATTTGTCAATCCTTTTAAAACTTGTCCGCCTGCTTTATTCCATCTTAAAAACTGCTTAGCTATATTTGAATCGTTTGGATTTATATTAACTAATTTTAAAAGTGTAGATTTTGAAAAGTTACCTACTCCTATATTATAAGCCAAAGATACTAAGCTATTAAATTGATTTTGTGTTAAGTCTTTTTTAACGTATTTATTTACACCATCCTCAAAATTAGTTACAATTATTTTTAATAGTAAAACTGCTCTCTCTTCGCTTATAGCAGGGTTATTCATAGCTACCTTAGTGCCATCTTCATAATAAGTATTTCCATAACCGATAGTAGGCACTTTTGCTGAGCACAAATAAGGTTTTAATCTTAGTCCTTCAAATTCACTGATTAACGCTAATCCTTTTCTATTTAGTTCCATTTTCTCGTTTCATTTTAATTATTTCCTGCTTTGATTTTATTACGTAAAAAATAAGTCTACAAAGTGCATAAACCAAACCTACTAAACTAAATGCTATTTTAATCACGTTATCTACGCTCGTAAAAACATATCCCATAGAAATTGAAGGTATTAAATCAATTATAGTAACGCCCCAAACAACGGTGAAGAAACCGTCTAACCAATAAAAAACCTCCTTAATATTATTCATTTTTTAAATATTTTTTCAAATGCTGTAATACCCAATGCGCCTAAACTTAAAACTAAGACAGCATTAACTAAAGTATCTGTATGCCATATTAACATTGAAATAATTAGGCTTATAGAACCTAATACTCCCACAAGTCGCTTACTACTTTCAGGTGTATCTGATTTTAATATATTTAGAATAAATTTCATCATTTTAATTATTTATTTGCTTAATAAACCGTGTTGTCTATATAAAAAGTAGTAAAGCGGATTCCAAAAAAAGTAGAATCTGCTTGTGTGTCGTTATTTGTATTAGGAATAGAAAAAGGAGAACCTTGTATGGTTAAAGTATCTATTCCATAGTAAATAATGGTTTTATCGCTATTTTTCCAGCTAATGGTTATTCCTTGTCCAGAAGTTCTCCCTCCATCTAATGGATATTGACCGTTAATTATGTTAGCTGTATCACCTACTGTATATCCTGCAAAACCTGAAGTCTTACAATACAATTCTGCTGTCGTTGAAAGTATGGTTACATCTTGTGTAGACAAAAAATCACTACTTACCGATGAACGGGTGTCATTTGACCACGTGGTTTTTAGAACAATTTTTACTTGAATTACACTAGGGTTAAATGTTTTTATAGAACCATCTGCCATCAAATATTGACTAGAATTACCACCTTTTTTTATCAAAGAGTCAGCGGTTACTATTCCATCTACTTCTAAATCTGCTTTAATTTTTTGTTTTGCCATTATCCTATGATTATAAATTTAACTGAATTAGCAGCAATTGGTGTATTAACATTAAAAGTCACTAGATTATTTGTCATGATAACTTCGCATAAAAAAACGCTATTATCGCTTACAAATCTTGCATTTGCTATTACATCTGTGCCAAAAGTATGAGCTATCGCAAAAGTAGATACAAGCGAAGTACTTGATGAAACAGATACAAGTTTGCCTGTTTTAGAATTTAACTGCCCTAAAGTAACCAACTCAGTTGATACCGTTGCTGGTGACGCTGTTAATGTACCACTAAACTTTCCATTACCTATTACGTCTAGCTTTTCTATTGGGTCGGTTGTTCCTATACCTACTTTGCCGTTGTTTTTTATAACAAGTCTATATGCTACGCTATTATCGTCAAAAACTATAAAACTTCCCTCTTCGTCGCTTCCAATTGTAGTATTTCCAAAGCCAGTACGATTAAAAGCCATTACTGATTCAGTGCCACTAATTGTTAATAGTCTATTTGGAATTATTGTGCCTATTCCTACATTCCCATCATCAAAAATAGAACTATTCCCAACTGTACCACTAGCCGTAAATTTAGCTAAAAAGTTTGTTGTTCCTGTTCCTGAAACTTTAGCATTTATTTGACCTTGCAATTTTCCAAAAGCAACTAGAATACTATCTGCTGAAGTTATTGTAGAATTTGCACCTACTACAAATCCGACTAAAATTGTAGTCAATACTTCAGGTATATTTTTGTTTATTAATGCCCAATGTGATAGTGTTGTAGGGTCATTTTGTTTAGCTATAACCATATCTCCAGCATCTACTGACTCATCAAAAAAAGTACCTGCTACACTAACTACATACGTCCATCCTTTCTTAATTCCAGCAATTGGAGTGCTATCTAAATTAGGACTATTTGTATCTGCATTATACGCATCTTTAAAAACTAAAGACCCATTTGTCAACACTAAATTATCAATATATGATTTAGTGGCTTTTTGCGATGCTAATTTAGTATCTGAATTTTCCACAAGACTTTCACTTGTGCTTAAAAAAGAAGCCGTTAAATTAGTCTGATTTGTCAATACTGCTAAGGCTATTTTTGTTTTTTCAGATGGCGATAAAAGACCCGCTTTATTCGTTCCCGCTACAAGTGTTGCTAATGGAATAGTTGCATCAGTACCTGCGCTAGAAGTAACTATTCCATTTGTATCTGAAGATGTATAAGCTAAATCAGTAACTCCTGTCGTTCCTAAATCGAGCCAGATTCCAAAAGGTGCTGTTGATGGAACTGGAAAGTACTCCTTCCATGCATAAAGAGTCTTATCGGCTGTGTCCCAATAAATTTGACCATCTTTTGGGTTTCCTGGTGCTACCGCTAAGTTCTGAACTACTGCATTTAATAGTTGATTTTTTGTTAAATCTAAATCGACTAAATATTTTATTCCTGCCATTTTTGTTTTTTTTTATTTAGTTAAAATATGCGTAACCGCTAAACGATGCTCCAAAAGTGATTGTCACTTCATTGTCATTTATATAATCTATTTGTCCTACAACGTGACTGCCGGCAGTATCTACGACTGTAGCTGTTGGTCTTTTTTCTAAATTATGAGTTATGCTCCATACCGCTGAAGGATTTGTTTGATTGTAAACAAAATTTTTATCTTGTTTTATTTTACTTATAGCCTCATTAACCCCATCTACAGTTGGGTATTTATTTCCAGTTCCGTCAAAATCTAAGTTATTTTGTTTTTTTGATACGTCCTCTTTGTTTATTAGCTGAACGTTACCATTACCTTCTAATGTATTGCCTTCAATTGTTTTTAACGGTCGTTTAGTTTTTAAAGATGTATTAGTTTCTACTATTTTATTAACTTCAAACTTAAAGTCTGAACCTTGCGGACTATCCGACAAGTCATTTGGGTCTAAAATATGTATTAAAGAGTCTAATGGAAGGTTTACTTTTTCCGTTAATTCTGATAGTTTTTTATTAGCCATTATCTATAAATATAAGTATCGTTATTTTGTAATATTACCGGGTCTGAGTTTTGAAATTGAACAAATACAGGGTCGTTTGCATTAGCAGCAAAAAAAGGACGTCCAAATCCTGTCAACGTACCCGTAAATGTTATAAATTCATTAACGGCAGTACTTTCTGAAATTTCGCTAATATTGCAATATCCATAGTCTATACTTGGTACTTGTGTCCCTTGTATTTTCCATTGCACTTTCTCTCTATTTCTTTTTATCTGTTTTAAAACATCATACGATAGTTTAGAAGTGTCACCGCCACTTATAGTTGTATTTATTTGCAATCCATTAAATGAGATACTATACGCTTGTTTTACCGCTTGAGCCGTTGCCCATCCATTTGATTCTCTAGTCGTTGTATCTAGCATTTCAGAACTTTCACTAAACGAATTTTCGCTCAAACAACCGATAGGATAAAACACCCCGCTAATCAGTAAATATAAAATTCTATCTTCTCCTTTTATAAATGTGCTCATTTTGTAAAGATACTAAATTTATTTAATTGTTGGTTTTACCGTTGTTCCGTAATCGTAGGCGAATTTATAGTCAATATCTGTCAATTCGTCACCAAATAATTCTAAACTTTTTAAAGAAGTTATATTATTTTTAGTATCAAAACTATATTCTATAGGCATAAATTTGCCCGTCACTCCATCTATATTAATTAGTGACATATAAGGTAAATATCCAAATACATTACCACTAAATATCTTACTAGGTAACTGAGAAGCCCTTAAAGCGTCCTCTGCTGCTATTTGTAAAATCGTTAAAGATTCAGTAAAATCTCGTCTAAACCACTTTGAAGTAGTTGTTATTTTATCGTTTTTAAATATCGCACCGTCATAAATAATACTAGGATTATCTCCATTGTAAATCTCAACTGTATCTTTAGCAATTGAACTAGGTTTGCTTAATCTCTGTACTGTGTGAAATTCACCTTTTAAATTATTTGTATTTGTATTTGATAAGTTAATAACGTCTAATCTTTCGAGAGTCATAATTCCCAATTGAGTTTCTCCAAATCTAGGAGTAGGGCTATAAATTTCAATTACTAAATTTCCACTTACAGGCAATGGGTCGGCTAAAAAGGTAAATGAACTGACAGACCTAGCCAAACCCGTTATACCTCCTGTAACCCATTGACCTGATGAATTAAGAGAATAAATACCTAATTTTATATTAAAAGATATTAGATTATTAAAATTACCTGATATTTTACCGCTAATATTTATTAATTCACCTTCTAAAAGCGGTACAGCTTGACTTGTTAAAGTAAGTACTTTAGAATTACTAGCTTGCATTTTTAAACCCACGTCTATATTTGGGTCAGTAATTATATAGGTATTGTTATTTACGGTGTAAGAGTCATAAGCTAAACCAACGTGCGAAAAATTAGGATTGTTTAATAAGCCTAATTCAAAGCCATATTTGTAATTAATACGATATGCTGATACGCTGCCTTTAATTCCTATTCTTTGATTTCCGTTACAATGATGAGGATATTTATTATTTATTTGGCTACCTAAATTAAAAGCTAAATCCACTTCGTTATAGCCTTCTAATCTCGTTAAATTGTTTTCAAATTCGTAACGTCTAAATTTAATTAGTGAATTATTATATATTTCATTTGGTCGGTAAATAAACCATTCGCTATTATTTAAAGTCGATGTATTTTGACTAATTACCGCATTAAATAAAGACAAAACAGATTCTAATACTTCAGCGCAATTCATAATGGTATTCTCGTCATCCTTGACAAATCTTGATGTACTTAAAAAAACATTTACTAAAGGGTCTACAATATCATTTGCGCCAAATCCCTCATAAGATATATTTATTGAAGTATTAATGTTAAATATATTTTCGGTTCTTTTTAAACAGTTAGCTATTATTTGCATAATTGATAATTTACCCGCATAAGGTATTCCATCAGCATCTACAAACGCTAAATTTTCTAATACTCCCAAGTTATCGACACAATCTAAACTTATCTCCCACCTTTCATTCACAAAATCCTGAAACAGTCCGTCAGGTTTAACAAATCCCGAAAATACACCTACTCCATTTCTATAGACAAAAACCTTAAATGTATTTTCAACTTCGCTATATAAATCCTCAAAAGTTAAGTCTAAACTTGCTTCTAAATATAGCGTCATTCCTTTACCTCTAATAGTATCTAAATTAGTATTTACGCTTCCATATTCAATTACCGCATAACCACCTATCAAAGTACTATCCCCATTAAAGTTTTTATCGAAAATGTCAATTTCATACTCTACATCCTGAGTGTCTTTATATTGCAAATAATATTTTCTACCGCCTATTTCCATACTATCCTACTCTTAAATTACCGCCTAAACGTTTGTTTTTATCTAAAGCATTACCCAACACACCTATTAAGCTATTACCGCTTATTTCAAATACAACTGAACCGTAACCACCCCCGCTAGAGAAGCCACCGCCTCCGCCTCCGCTTGCGCCTTGATATGAATTACCGCCTGAATTAGTAGATGTTCCATTGCCACTTGAACTACCTCCGCCACCCATAGAATTACCTAGTCCGCCAGCCTTAGAAGAAAATACAGAACCTAAAGCAACTAATGCCACACCTCCAGCAATAGCAACAGCTGGATTCAATGTTTTTAACGCTAATTTTACCCCTAATATTCCGACACCTGTTGCAATAGCCATTTTTCCAAGTTCAACCATTACAGAGCCTAAACCTGCTAACAAAGCACTTCCAGCCGCTTCTAAAACATTACCTCCGTTAGCAATTGCTCCACCTATAACACTTCCTAAATTTGCAAATGTATCTGATATATTACCGCTTATTATACTTGCAGCACCTTCATTAAACTTTTTTAAAGTTTCTTGTTGCATAGCCAAACCCTCTTGTAGCTTCATATTAGCCTCAATTGCCGCAGCGTCAACACCTAAGTCAGGTATAACTATTCCAGATGTTTTAGGTACAAAACTAATTCCAGAGTCAAAAGCAGAACTTTGATTACCTTTTGTAAAAGATTCATTGAAACTAACAAAACTTTCAGGTTTAACGAAAGGTTTTACTTCAATATCTAACGCTTTTCCTTTAGTAATTACTTCTTCTAAATCAGGCGTAGGTTCTTCTAATTCAATTTCAATAGGTTTTACAGATAATTGAGCAGCGGCTTGACTTACTTTACTAATGTTCTTTTCGTAACTATCTACGACCTTAGTTAAATCTCCAATATTTGACCTAGTTTCTTTAATTGCTAGTCCGTTATTAGCAATTGCATTTTTTAAATTAACACTAGCTCTGGAAGCTCCTCCATATCCCGCATCTATATTTTTTTTATTTTCTGCAGCAAGTTCTTGCTCCATTCTTATCTGCTCCTTTTTTTGAGCGACTAATGCAGCATTAGCTTTAAATAAGTCAATAGTAGGTTGTACAGCGTCTTTGGCTAATTTTTCAGCAACTGCCTTGCTTATTAATGCCTTAGTAATTTCATTAACTGCAGTAGTCAAATCACCGTACATGATATGCTCCTTGCTTAAATTACCGAAATAAGCAGGGTATTTAGATTGTAAATCATTTACGGCTTGTAATCTTGCTTCACGTGATACAACTTCGCTTTGAGCAACTGAAATAAGACCTAATAAATTTCCTCTCTCTTCTAATGCGCTCTTAGCACCCTCATCAAATGCTTTTTTCATTGAATTACCTACAGCGTCAAAATTACCTGATAATTTATCAAATATATCACCTACGGTTATACCATTCTGCGACATATAAGTTAAAGCAGAGGTAACTAAAGAAACTGCAAGTAATATACCGCCAACGCCCATCATTGAACTAGCAACCGATTTTAAAGCAGCCCCAGCACCTCCCGAACTTTTAGATAAATAAGAAAAACTCTCAGCAGTTGCAGTAATGTTATTACCAATACCCATTATTCCAAATGGTGCATCCTGAGCGATACGGCTAAACTGCATTAACGTGTTACTACCGTTACCCGTAGCTCTAGTCAATTTATTAGTAGATATTGCGGTTTTTTCAGCTTGTTGCCCTAGCTTATTTAAACCTTTTCCAGCCTTTTCTGTTTCATTGACTATTTTATCTCCTAAATCTATTTTAAGCGAAGGAATAGGCTTAGCAACCTTTTCTTTTAAATTAACAACCGCTTTATCCGCTTCAACTAATGGTTTAGTATCTACTTCAATTATGGGTTTTATTATAACATTTTTAACTTTTTTACTGGTTTTTTCAACCTTATCGGCTATATCTTCAACTTTAGCAACAACATCAGCGGGAATTACAGCATCCACAGCTATTTTAATAGCTATGTTTTTACTCGAAACAGATTGTAAAGAAACTATTTCAGATTTAGCTATTTTAATAGCTGCCAAAGTTTCAGAAGTATCTACTTTTAAAAGCCTTTCTTCTTTTAATTTAGTTTGTAATTCTTTTAGTAATTCTTTGGCTTTTAATATCTTAGCTTCTAATTCACTAACGTCACCACCTATTTCGACTTCAATTTTTGGCATTTGCTATCTCTGTTAAATATTGCTTTGTTGCGGATAAAAAAGCCGCCTTTTGTTCTTCTGTTATTCCTATAGATACTGATTTATCACCGTCTAAAGGCATAAATAAATTCTTGCTTTTTGGTAGTTTTTTAGGGTCATAATGCGAACCAATCAATGATGCCCATGAAACTTCCCTTATTTTCAACCATTCTAATTTCTCAATTCTATTGTATGCAAAAAGGCGAATCTGGAACTCAGCCCAAGTCATGTCATAAACCGCTTGCAAACTCGTTACCTTTAATTCGCCTAAAGCAAAAGACACAACGTCTTCATTCCAATTTATCTCTAAATCTTCACTATTTTTTTTTTAGACGCAGAAACGGGTACATTTTTAGTCATAGACTTAACGTACCCTTCCCTAAATTCCTTTAATGCATTTGAGTGCATACCGCCATCATTTTCTAACCATTGTAACAAAGTATCGTTATCTATTTTAGGTTCGTTAACACTATTATATGAGTATAACATTGCTAAAGGAATATACTTAAACGGGTTACTATCTAGTCTATTTGATAGTTCTATAAATCCTAAATCTAACCCCTCGAGCATATCTCCCAAAAATCCTAAACCAAATCCAAACTCTCTGTCTTGTCCTTCAATATTTATTTTAGTTGTCATATATTATACGATTGGGTCTGTTAATAAAATTAATCCGCTTCCATCTAATGTAAGTGAGAATGTAGCTAAGTCATCACCACTTCCGAAATCAGCGGAAAGGCTAGAAATCACAGCACTACCAAAATACTTCACCGAAGCAGCATTAAGGTTATTTGTATCAATCCTAAAATTAGCTAATGTCTTAGTTAATTGTTTAGCAAGTAAAGAGTCGTGTGACTCCTTAGCTGTGTCGCCTCCTACTGTTGTAGTGTCAATATACTGCCCTTCAGCACTTACTGAATAGGTAAACATTCCTGGTTGTTTAATTGCAACTCCTGGGTCGCATTTTGTCATACTTTCAATTACAGAGACATCTGTTGCTAAAGAGTTTGAAGTTAGACACGCTACAGGCTTGTAGGTTGTTCCGTCGTGGATTGAGAGGATGCATACCTCTCCTTTGATAAATGTGCTCATTGTTGCTTAATTTAGTGTTAATGTGTATCTAATGAAATTTCTGTAAACTATTTGATTATCGTTTATATTATCTAAGTTGTTAGGGAAATCCTCCGTTTGTTTTATTGTTGTAAAATTTTCAATTACTAGGTTTTGAGTTAACGACCTTATTTCGTTTTCTATGTCATCAATTAAAACTCTACTACCGCTATTTCCTGCACCGTTATAAATGGCTACTATATCCAAAAGTATATCTGCTTCCCAAAAGTACTCACATTTATTTTGCTTTAAAACACGCTTACTTTGCGTAGTCATTAATACGTAAAAATTAGGGTTTTCGCTAGGTTTTACCCTTGTGTCATAGCAAGGTATAGTTAATCCATTAACTACCATATTATTTATAGCGTTAAAAATTGACTTTCTAATATATTTACTAGGATTTATTTTTTCCATGTTACAAATATACAAAAAAACACGTTACAAAAGCAACGTGTTTCAAACCAACTAAAAATAATTATGAAAAGACTTTGTAAAGATAATGTTTTTTTGTATGCAAAAAATAAATTAAAAGTTTTACAATAAAATGGTTGTTAATATAAATAAAGTTATATATTTGCAATGTAAAGAAGTCGGAAGCTTTACAACTAACAAAATTATTAGACTGATTAAACGTACCGACTTACGTTTTATCGGTCTTTTTTATTTATTTATTATGTTTAGAAAAGTTTTAATTGATAATCATTCTAGTTTTTGCATTGATAAAAAAGGAGAACATCCTTTTAATTACAATCAAAGGCATTTTTGCGAAGTAAATTTAGATAAAATACTATTTCAAATCGAAACTGATTTTTATTTAGTATTAATGCCTAAATGTATAATCGATGATAAGTTTGAAAATATAGTTGATTTAGTAAAATCGTGTATTAAATCAAGAAAAACAAAAGATACTATTTACGAAAGTTATGTTAATAAAAGTATTTCGAATAAAGAATTACAAGATTTAAGAATTAGAGGATTAGAACTAAAAAAATGGATGGCTCAGGTACATTATATTTACAGTAACGCAGCTAAAAAAGTATTTAACATAACAAGCGAAGTTTTATTTAAAGAAAATTGGTTAGGTACTTGGAACTATGATTTAAATCTTTCTTATTTAGATGCTAAAGAGTATTTAAAAAACGATAAATATTTATTAAATCAACTTGAAGAACTTTATGAAACTAATTTAATAAAAGATTATACCTCAGAAATTGAAGTATTTAAAACAATAGATTCATTAACAAAAAAAATAAGAAAAACAATTAAAAACAAATAATTATGACACCAGTAAACACAAAATCACTATTATCATTTGTATTTTCTCAAATGGAAAAACTAGACAACAAAGAAATAGATGTAGACACAGCTAATGCACAGTCTAAATTAGTTCAACAAGCTAATAAT